CTAAAGTAACACGCTATGCAGAGTTTGATACTAAGCATGAGTGTTATGTCGAATGGTATAACCTAACCGAAAAGTTTACGCAAAATGAAATTGCGTATTGCAAGGAAACAAATGAATAAATTTATATTTGATGTAGACGGGACACTTACTCCCAGTCGTGGACTTATTGATCCTGCGTTTAAGGAATTCTTTAATCGGTTCTGTCGAGACAATCAAGTATATCTTGTTACTGGCAGTGACAAGCCTAAAACAGTAGAACAAATTGGTGAAGATACCTATAATCTTTGTCATACTGTTTATAACTGTTCAGGCAATGATGTTTGGCAGAGCAACAAACACGTTCGAACAAGCGAGTGGAAACTTCCTGAAGATGCACAACATTGGCTAAGTGAGCAACTTACATTTAGTGCATTTTCTTTACGCACAGGCTTACACTTTGAACATCGCCCAGGCATGGTAAACTACAGTGTAGTAGGACGCAATGCCAACGCAGAACAGCGTAAAATGTATGTAGACTGGGATAATGCTAACAAAGAACGTGAGTCAATTGCAAGAGAATTTAATCAATTGTTTCCTAGTTTAGAAGCACGAGTTGGCGGCGAAACAGGCATCGATATTGCACCTCGTGGTGCAGACAAAAGTCAGATTGTAAAAGACTTTGACAAAAAAGATAAATTATATTTCTTTGGAGATGCTATGCACGAAGGCGGTAACGATTACCCACTAGCAAACGTAGCTCATCATAGTAAACATGTTAAAGGATGGCAGCATACTTGGGAATACCTAACATGGTTCCAAGAACAAGGAATAGCATCATGAAAATATTAATTACTGGACATAAAGGCTTTATAGGAAGTGCATTGTATGATCGCTTGAGCTTGCGTAACGATGTTATAGCTGTTCACGGTATTGATCTTGCTGCTGGATGGGATAGAGATCATCTGGAAAACGCACAAGACTTATTAACTTGTGACTTTCCAACAGAAGTTGATCTTGTAATTCACCTTGCAGGCAAAAGTGGTGTTCGTGAGAGTTTACAAGATCCTGCGGCATATTGGCGTAATAACATAGAAGCAAGTCGTAGACTGTTCGAACGCTACGAAGATACACGTATACTGTATGCGAGCAGTTCGAGTGCTTACGAGCCCGATTTGAACCCTTATGCGGCGTCTAAGTATATACTAGAAGAACTAGCATCACGTTATCCTGACACACTGGGCATGCGTTTCCATACTGTATACAGTGACCGTTGTCCAAGAGAAAATATGTTCTTTAATAAACTACGCAACGGAACACTAGAGTACACAACTAGACACTATAGAGATTTTATTCATCTAGAAGACATACTCGATGCAATCGAAATACTTATAGCAAAAGAACATGTCAATGGTACAATTGACATTGGTACGGGGCATCCTGTTAGGATCCAAGACTTAGCACCAGACTTGCCAGTGCGTCTAAATACCCCGGGAGAGCGGAACTGGACTTGTGCTAATATGGAAAAAATTCGAGCGTTAGGCTTTGAACCTAAATACACAGTAGAAAAGTTCTTGACAAACGACAACAAAGGCAATATAATAAACTTATTCAATGGAGAAACAGTAGAATGAAAGATATCTTACAAGACATTGTTGCACACACTCACAGCTTAGGCTTTCTTAGCCTTGTGAAAGTAAGCAACGAAGAAGGCACACAGATCGATGCTATGGCAGAAGATCGTTCAGTTATTTTGAGTGCAACTGCACACAATACAGTATCTGAATTTAAAGGCACATTTGGAATGCCTAACTTAGATAAGTTAGCATTGCATTTAAAGAATCCTGAATATCAGAAGGATGCTAAGATTCAAGTAGTTGAAGCAGAACGTAACGGTGAAACTGTTCCAACACACATCCACTTTGAGAACAATGCAGGTGATTTCCAGAACGACTATCGCTTTATGAATAAAGCAATTATCGAAGAGAAGTTAAAGACTGTTAAGTTTAAAGGTGCTTCATGGAACGTAACACTACAGCCTAGCATTGGTGCTATTGGACGTATGAAGTTACAAGCCGCGGCACATTCAGAAGAACCAGTATTTAATGTAACAACTGCTGAAACAGGCGGTGTTAATGATCTAGTGTTTAGCTTTGGTGATGCAAGCACACACGCAGGTAAATTTGTATTTGAAACAGCAGTCGAAGGCACACTTACACATACTTGGAGTTGGCCTGTAGCACAAGTACAAGCAATCTTAAACTTGAGCGGTGATGTTACAATGAGCATTTCAGATCAAGGTGCAATGATGATTTCAGTAGACAGTGGTATGGCCAAATATGACTATATCCTTCCAGCGCAGAGTAAGTAATGAATAGAGACTTAACTGACAAACAAAATGACTACGCTGTTTTTCTTCCGGCGCTAAGTGGCTTTTATGCCACTTACGTTGGGAAGCAAAGACATGATGAATATGTACCAAAGGATCGTATTCCTAGTAATTTTGCCAACGGTATTGAAAGTCTCAACTATCTTAATAACCAGGAAGGTGCGTTTACTTATAAGTGGACGCTGTACTCTGCTGGACACGCTGACTTAGATACAAATAAGTTTGTACCCAAAGAAGATATGGTGCGTAATAGAGATAGAGAAAATACTTGGCTACTAGGCGACTCAGGCGGCTTCCAAATTGGTAAAGGCGTTTGGGAAGGCGAATGGAAGAATCCTAATAGTAAGTTTGTTAAAGATAAAATGGCAGACTGTGTATCTCGAGGTACAGAACAGCGTACAGTAACTAGTAAAGACAAGAATGGCAATGATGTAACAAAAACTATCACAGTTGATCTTGTAAAAGAATATCAAGGCAGATTAGATATGGCACAAAAGAAACGTGATGCTGTTCTAAGATGGATGGATGCTTATGCAGACTACGGTATGATTCTTGATATTCCAGCGTGGGTTGCACGTTCACCAGAAGGTGCAAAAGCAACTGGCATTAGCGAGTATGCTGATGCAGCAGAAGCAACCAAGTATAATAACGAATACTGGATGAAACATAGAACAGGCGCTTGTAAGTTTCTTAACGTACTACAAGGCGAGAATCATGGTGATGCTGAAGACTGGTATGAGCAGATGAAAGACTACTGCGATCCAGCTAAGTATCCAGACACTCACTTTAATGGGTGGTCAATGGGTGGTCAGAACATGTGTGATCTAGAACTTGCCTTAAAGCGTATCATAACATGTCACTACGATGGATTGCTACAAAAAGGTGTACACGATGTAATGCACTTCCTAGGTACAAGTAAACTAGAGTGGGCACTGTTATTAACTGACGTTCAACGTGCTGTACGGAAATATTATAATGAAAACTTTACTATTACCTTTGACTGTGCTAGTCCTTTCCTCGCAACCGCTAACGGACAGATATACATACAGAACGAAACAAAGGATCGCTCGAAATGGACATATCGAATGGTGCCATCGGTTGACGATAAGAAATATGCTACAGACAACCGTATCTTTAGAGATGCTGTTGTATCAGATGGGGTATTTAAAAACTTTGAAGACAGCCCACTTACCGCTGAACTCAAAGTATCAGACGTTTGTACATATGCTCCCGGAGACCTAAATAAGATAGGTAAAGAAGGAAAGACATCTTGGGATAGTTTTTCATATGCGATCCAGATGGGTCATAACGTTTGGAGTCACATTAACGCAGTGCAAGAAGCAAATAGACAATACGATAAAAGTATTGTTCCTAATATGCTTGTACAAGAAAAGTACGACAGAGTATTTTTCCGAGATGTTGTAGAAGAAATATTCTCAAAGAGCACAAAAGAAGAATCGTTTAAAGTAATTAAAGATCACGAAAAGTTCTTAATGAGTATAAGAGGCACACGAGGATACACTGGTAAGAATATCATCAGTGCAAGATCTAAGTTTGCTGAATTATTTAATGAAGTAGAGGATGATGTAGATTCAGAAGAGTTTACTGAAGACCAAATTCAAAAACTTGAGGATTTAGAACATGAGCAACTGGGAAACAACTAAAGACAAGCTCTTAGCACACTACGAAGAACTTGAACGTAAGCATAAAGAACTTGACACAGAGCTAGAAGTCAAGTATAATAATATGACAATAACAGAAGAAGTTCGTAGAATGAAAACTATGAAACTCTATCTAAAAGACGAAATGCATCGTATTAACGCTTATCTAGTACAAAAAGGTTTAGAATGAAACGAGATTACGCAAACGGCAGCAAAGAAGATATTGTGTACTTTACAGGTATAGAAGTTGAAAAGACTCCAGCACTTGGTATGGACACATTATTTGTTACAGGTGTTCAACCATGTCATGAGATTCAAGAACGACTAGGTGATAGAAAGCATATCTTCTTTGGTGCTAACCACAGTTTCAATCCTGGTACAAACTTTCCCGAAGATGCTGACGAATGGACACCTTGGGAAAATATGATTACAGCATTTTTAACTGCTGGTAAACTGTGTAGTTTAGATATTCCTATTACACTTGCAGAAGCATTTCTTGAAAGTGGCTTAATTGAATATGACAACTTTATCCCACAACTACGCATTCCGTTGCCTTATGCAAAACTGTGGAACTACAACACTATGTTGAAGATTGACGATAAAGACTTTAAGGCAACTAATCCCGGCGTATGGTGTCACAGTCTGCACGATCTAATGGATCGTAATAAATTTACAGATTGGTCACAATACGGTCTTGACAAACCCGTAGAATGAAAGTATACTTAAAACATAATGGAACAAGAACGTTACGACACTTACATGAAACGCAGAATGAGAGAAGAAGACAATAAAATGTCACAAGATAACGCAATGCGTAAAGCAGAACGCAGTATTTGGGTAACCTTCAATAAAGAAGGCGTGCATATGTACCCTGGCGCAGATACTGATCCTAAACTAGCAACTGGCGATTGGGATGACGTATCATTCCTTGGCATTCCGCATCGTCATATTTTCCACTTTCGTGTTCGTATTGAAGTATTTCATAACGATCGCGACATTGAATTCATCCAGTTCAAACGCTGGATGCAACGACTCTATGACGTTGAAGGCGTATTAGAGCTTAATCACAAGAGCTGTGAAATGATCGCAGATGACTTGTACGAAGAAATTTCTACAAAGTATCCAGGCCGATTTGTAGAGATTAGTGTCGCTGAAGACAACGAAAACGGCTGTTCAATCTTTTATCCATATACACAAATCTAAAGGAAACCTGAATTATGGCTATTGAATTTAATCGTGATGCATACACAAAAGTATTTAACGATTTGGATAAATTCCGCGACTACTGTCGCTTTGAAGGAAAGGTCTACAATGAAGCAGATCTTTACAAAAAAGATGCTCCAGTTTGGCAGGCTTATCAAAAGTACCAAGGATGGCTGCGAGCTAAGGCACGTAATGTGGGACGCAACTTCAATACTCGGAGAAACTAAATGACTATTCATATTGTAGATATCGAAGCAGTAGATACACGTTATACTAAGCAATGGAAGGAGCATCTTCCAAAGCAACTGCAACGAGCTACAAATGAAAAAGTAAATGTCATTAGTGGAGGAGATACGCCTCAGGCAACTACGCCTGGGGCTTTTCTCAACTTTGGCGGTACAAACGTGTACAAGTCTAAACAACTCGAACAGATAGGAGAAATGTTCTGTGAAGGGAAAGTCAAGACTGGCGACTATTTTTTGTATACCGATGCCTGGAACCCTACAGTTATACAACTACGCTACATGGCAGAGCTACTTGGTGTTGATATTCGCATTGGTGGCTTGTGGCATGCTGGTAGTTATGACCCACAGGATTTCTTGGGAAGACTAATTGGTGATAAGCCTTGGGTGCGTTCAGCTGAACACAGTATGTTTAGCTGCTATGACCACAATTTCTTTGCAAGTGATTTCCATATCGATATCTTTGCACAAGGTGTACTAGACTGGACTGAAGAAGATGCAGATGTGCGTGAAGCTAACACTACAATACAACGTGTAGGCTGGCCTATGGAGTACCTGCGTAACAGTTTAGACAGTTATAAAGGTATGGAAAAGCGAGATCTTATCTTGTTCCCGCATCGTATCGCTCCTGAAAAGCAAGTTGAAATTTTCCGTGATCTAGCAGAACAACTTCCACAATACGAATTTGTTGTGTGTCAAGAGCGTGAACTTACTAAGAACGAGTATCACAACTTGCTAGGCGAAGCAAAGATGGTGTTCTCAGCTAACTTGCAGGAAACACTAGGCATTAGCTGGTACGAAGGTGCTGTTACTAATGCTATTCCTATGGTTCCAGATCGTTTGAGCTACAGTGAAATGGCACTACCTGAATTTAAATATCCAAGTGTTTGGACTGAAGACTTTAGCTCTTATAGAAGCAATAGAACTAAAGTTGTTGCACAAATTGTAGAGTACATGGAACACTATGACGACTTCCAAGTAAGTTTAAACAAGCAACGTACCAAACTTAACAAAGAATTCTTTTCAGGAGAAGTATTGTATGACGCAATCAAAGGATGATACAATCACTATTAATATAGATGATTATACAACAGATACTATCGATCTCGGTAATATCGACGGCTTAACTGTTGGCGGCTCTACTTTAAGTTGGTCTGGTGACAACATGTCAGATATTACATTTGACTCTAGTATAGATGATGGTACATTTACTATTGACATAAATGATTCTGGTACTATTGATTTATCGAACCTTGATATTAATCACCCTAACTGGGGATATATTAACACTAGTATCGATCCAGATGAAGTTGAACGCATGTGCAAAGAATACCCAGCACTAACTAAAGTATGGCAGAACTTTAAAAGCGTATACGATATGGTTAAACAAGACTATGAAGGCAAGAAAAAGGCAGGAGAAATTGATGATGATATTCCATTCTAAGGAGATACTATGCAACACACTATTCAAGAACTAATGGATAAGATTAGTGCAATGCACGGATTAGCTGTGCAAGCACATCGAGAAAAATACAGATCATCACCGGGCGAACCTTATGATGTCGATGGTGTTACACATCTTGTAGATCAGATCCAGGCACTAGCAGGTGATATTTACAATGATCGAACAGTTCATCCTAAACTAGCAGAGAAAAAGAAATGATTAAGAAACATTATTATAGTTGGCAAGACGTAGAAAAAATGTGTGTCAGTATTGTAAATCAAATGTACAAAGACAACTGGCGTCCTGATTATATTGTAGGCATTACACGAGGCGGTAATGTACCTGCTACTATTATTAGTAATATGACTGGTATTAGTTGTGAAGCACTTAAAGTAAGTTTGCGTGATGACAACAATGGGCATGGTAGTGAATCTAATTGTTGGATGAGCGAAGATGCGTTTGGTTATGTTTATAAAGATGAAGATAAAATTACTGGCGGTCCATTAGAAAAGAAAATTCTTATTGTTGACGATATCAATGATACAGGGGCCACGTTTAATTGGATTATGCAAGATTGGCAGGCAAGTTGTTTACCTGACGATCCTAAATGGAATCGTGTATGGGGTAACAATGTAAGATTTGCTACACTTACAGATAACATGGCTAGTGAAGTACTTGTTCCTATTAGTTACACATGTCACGAAATTAATAAGGCCGAAGAAGATGTTTGGCTTGTTTACCCTTGGGAGAATGTAAGTGAGTATTGAACCAGCTGATGACTATACTAGAGCATTAGAAAAAAGTATTGCATCTAAAAACGAAGAACTTAAAGAAATGGCAAGGGCTGGCGTTAAACAGCAAAAATGTCAATTACTTCGTGATCAAATTTTTCTAAAGATGCGTACTCTTGCGAAGTACAAAAAAGAGTTAAAATTAAAAAGGAAACAAGGAAGATGAACTTTAAAGACATTCCTTGGACAGACGTATTAATTGACACTAGAGACTTTACAGTGTTCAAAGACAAGTATCCTGTGACAGATGGACATGTTCTTTTTGTTCCTAAGATTGCAGATTGGGAAAACTTAGCAAAGTGCTATAAAGCGGCATATGCTTGGGGGTACGATTGGACCCACACCGGATACTGTGATGCGTATAACATTGGACAAAACATTGGAGAGTCAGCAGGACAAACTGTTGACTACCCCCATGTACACCTTATTCCTAGACGCAAGGGTGATATGGAAGATCCGCGAGGCGGAGTGCGTCATGTAATACCAGAGAAAGGAAATTATAAATTATGGCATGTGGATGCGGAAGATCGCCAACTGGAAAGTGCATAGGTTGGCATAAACTAAGTGAAGGTGAGTATCGTGAAAAACTTGCCGAATACGAAGACAAACAATTACAAAAGCGTTTAAAGGAGAATAAAAATGCAGGAACAACTAGTTAAGGCAGCACGTATGCATGCCGAAGGTGAGCTCGAAAGAGCAAAAACAAACATTATGGTTTATATGAACTCTAGTGTTGGCATTGGTGAACATTCAGATATTGTAGAAGCCATTCAAGAAGAACTTGATAAAATGGCAAGTGCAACTGATCGTATTGAAATGCTTAAAGAGCACTTCGGAGCATAATGAGTAGAACTCTTTTTATCGGTGACAGTCATAGTGCTGGATACGTTCTTAACAATAATGATGTAGCAGAGTTTTGGACTGGCAACAACTATGCAGAAATATATTCTGATTTAAATAATATCAACTCAGCAATATATGCACTGCCTGGTGGATCTAACAAAAAGTATCCAGTATGGATTAGTTATTTGTTAGATCAATACTCTGTAGACGAAATCTTTATACAAAGTACCTATTGGAATCGCTCTATAATCGGAATGTCTCCTAACTATGGAGAAGAACTGCGCAAAGATCAGTTTGTAAAAAGAATGGATGATAATGAAAAGGGTAACGTACATCGTTATACTGATTTATTCTTTAATGAAGACTATTTCGAATTAATGTTCGGAACATATCATAACATATGGACTGATTTTGAAGGATTTCGATTTGACTTTGACAACCCTCATGCACACGAAAACGTATACGAAAAGTCTTACAAATATACAAAAATGTGGCATGAAGAATTTACGCACTTACAATTAAGACAATATTTGTCAGACTTAATTGTAATTGATCATATGGTGGACGTTCCTGTTTATGTATGGAATATAAACAATAGAGTGCATATGCCAACCAATCGAAACTTGTTTGGAAAATTTAAAAATGTAAGTTTTTCTCCAATGAGTGCGGAAGACTTTTTACTTAAAAATAATAACATGAAGATTGAAACTATGCAAACAGACGGAGAACATTACAACAAAGATGTTCATGCCGCAATAGCAGAACACTATCTTCCTTATTTAAAAAACGAGTGTAATGTCTAAAGTAACTATTTTTTTAGGCGACAGTCACAGTGCAGGCTATACGATCGATAATGATGGTAGAGCGTTGCACTGGACTGACAACAACTATGCAGAAATATATTCATCTATTAACAATCAAGATAGTGCAATTTATGCACAAGCTGGAGGATGTAATAGAAAATTTCCTGTATGGCTAAGTTGTATGCTAGATCGATATAATGTAAATAAAATCTTTATACAAAGCACACATTGGAATAGATACTTAGTAGCAAATGATCCTAATTTAGACTTAGGAGAAAGTTACAGAGTAGATGCATTTTTAGAACGTAACGAAGATAGCGCCAACGGACTTGTGCATAGATATACAGACAAAAGATATGCAGGGAACCGCTACGAAGCACTAATGGGACAGTTTGAAGAATACTGGGACAAATACAAAGGGTTCAAAGGTAGTATAAACAATCCGCAAGGAGAATTTGATATACTTGAAAATCAATATCGATATACTAAGTTATGGCACGAAGCACTTACGCACCTTCAGCTTAGGGATTATATTGCAGATATGACCGTAATAGATCATATGGTAAGGAATACTGATATTCCTGTATATGTATGGACTATTAATAATCGAATACACTTACCTAAGAATACAGATCTATACAGAGGATTTGACAATGTAAGATTTATATATAATTCGGCAGAAGATTTCTTATTCGAACGACACCGAATGAAGATATCTAAGATGCTCGTAGCAGATAACGAACATTATAATTACGATGTGCATACTGCAATAGCAGAAAAATACTTACCATATATTGAAAAAAACTATTGACAAAAACCTAAATATATCATATAATAAAACAATAAGACATCCCCGTCTTTAACTCGGAGAAATAAATGAGCAAAGCAAACGAAATCGCAAAACGTATCATAGACGCCGGTGATAGGTATTGGGCAGGAGATAATATTTCTGCACATATTAACCAAGGCGAAAAACAACAACTAATCGACGAAGCAACTGTAAAATTTGAAGGTGTGCTAGACTCACTAGTAATTGATCGAGACACTGATCCTAATTCACAAGGTACAGCGCGGCGGCTGGCTAAGATGTACTTTAATGAGATTATGGCAGGACGCTATGATCCTATGCCTAAAGCAACAGCATTTCCTAATGATAGCGATGAACGCTATGAAGGTATGCTAGTAGTACGTTCAGAACTAAAGAGCATGTGTAGTCATCATCACCAGCCAGTTAGCGGTGTAGCATACATTGGTATTATTGCCGCAGACAAACTTATTGGACTTAGCAAGTACACACGTATTGCACAGTGGTGCGCTCGACGTGGCACACTACAAGAAGAACTTGCAAACGATATTGCACGTGAAATTGCAGGTGCAACTGGTGCAGAACACTTGGGTGTGTACATTCAAGCAACACACGGTTGCTGTGAGAATCGAGGCATTATGGCGCATAGCAGTCTTACACAAACAACTGTACTAAAAGGTGCGTTTAAAGATGATGCAGGTACAAAGAAAGAGTTCTTTGACAACATCAAACTACAACAGGAGTTTAGTTGCTAATGGGTGATTATATTGCAGTGCGCATGGCACAAGTTTTTATTGTAGTAGTATTTGTGATGGGTATGATTAGTCTTGCAAATGAACTTTGGACAGGGAGTCTTCCATTATGAAACTAAGATATTCAGAAGCATTTTACAGTGTGCAAGGTGAAGGCAAGTTTGTAGGAGTACCTAGTGTGTTCCTACGTACATTTGGTTGTAACTTTCGTTGCATGAACTTTGGTGTAGACACAAAGAAAGATCGTGTACAACAACATGCAGAAGGCAATCGTTACAATGAAGAAGTAAAGGCATTGATTGATGCAGGTGTACATGAAACAACAGAGAAGTTTGAAGACTTGCCTATCATTCACACAGGATGTGACACGTATGCAAGTATCTATCCTGAGTTCAAACACTTTAATCGTCAAGCAGAAGTTGAAGAAGTGGTTGAACATTTACTGTCGCTCACTCCAGAAGGCAAGTGGACAATGGACAATGGACAAGATGTGCATCTTATCCTCACAGGCGGAGAGCCGTTGTTAGCGTGGCAACGACTTTACGTAGAACTATTTGAACACCCACGCATGCAGGATCTAAAAAATGTTACATTTGAAACAAACACTACACAAAAATTACACGAAGATTTCTACAACTATCTTAACACTCAAGACAGATTTACAGTCACGTGGTCTTGTTCCCCGAAACTTAGTGTTAGCGGAGAACCTTGGGATACTGCTATCCTGCCTGCTGTCGCTAGTCAGTATAATACTGTTAACGGCAGTGACATTTATCTCAAGTTTGTTGTCGCTACTAATGACGATTTTGATGAAGTTGGCAGAGCTGTGGACGCATACCGTGACGCAGGCGTTGAGTGTCCAGTATATCTTATGCCGCTTGGGGGACGCTCGGAAGAGTATAGCCTCAATGTTAAAGATGTCGCCGAAGCATGTATGGAGCGAGGTTGGAGGTTCACACCAAGACTCCACATATCGCTATTCGGAAACGCCTGGGGAACTTAATAAGAAATTAAAAGAACTACCTCGTGGTATTAAGTCAGAGGAAGAATTTGAGAAGATAAGGAGACACATATGAAAGATCCCAAAGTAGTAGAACTTGTAAAGCAGTTTGAAAAAGATGTAAAAGCTCTTAATAAAACCTGGGTAGCATTACAAAGGTATGACGTATATGCTCGTGTAAATGTAGTAGGCGATTATACATATACAGAACCTAAGTATATCGAAGTAAGCGAAATTACACAACGTGTACCTTATATGAAAGAGGATTTATAATGGACGCAGGTCTATGAATACTCAGGTTAGCATAGGTATGCCTCACTTATTAGGCAATAGTGAGATAAATTTAAATCATCTAGCAAAAATTACCGGTGATATTCATTGGAATATTCAGTGTAAAAGTCCAGTAGATTTTTACAAAAACGGAAAACGTGTTTATAATAGTTTTTTAAAAATTGCATTTGATATAAGCGACACGTTTAGTGAAGGCAATAAATTTACAATATCTTCTTCTGGTAAGCAACTAGATGATTATATCTATCAAACTACGCATAATTTTTTAAACAGTAGTATTAGTATGTACACTATTGGTATTCATGTAGAAGATCATAAAATTATTAAGACAACTACTACTGGAAAAAAGTCTAATAATTTTTGGAAACTCTTTAGAGAAGAAAAGAAATCAATAGATTTTGATAAAATTTATAATACACGGTCTTATAAAACTTGCTATCTTACCGATTTCAATAGTGCAGGAATTTTATATTGTGCTAATTATATAAATTTTGCTTATAGGTATATGAACGACATAGGAATTTTTCAAGATATTCAAACACTATATTTCTTTGGAAATATAACGCCCAATGAACAAATTAAAATAGGACAAGAAGGGGCAAACTTAATAATGTTAAATAGTCAAAATCAACCTATTGCAAAATTTAATTTGCATGCAAACTATATCAAGGAGAACGTATAATGCATTGGTGGAATAAACTAGTAGGAAACAAAAAGGCAGAAGTATCTGCAGAACAAGTCGAACTAACTACAGAAGATGCTCGACGAGCAGCTCTTGATGCAGAAAAAGTAGAAGCTACTGCAAAAGGCGAACCTTGGGTTGCTGTACTAGATACACAGATCAATCCAGACAACATTCGAAACGGTTTCTTTGAGCTCGATTGGAATAATGAGTTTATCGAACAATTGCTTGATGCAGGATATAGCGGAGAGTCAAATGAACAGATTGTTGACGCTTGGTTCAAAACTATCGTTAGTCAGATGTTAGAAGAAGAAGGACAAGATACAGATCGAAACATGGGACATATCAATGTTGTTCCAATTGATAAAAACAAAAGTGAAGTATCATGATGCGTGACGATCTAATGGTACAACAGCAAGTGTCTACTGTATGGCAACACATGGTAGGTGTTATTTGTTTGAATCAAACAAACCGTAAACAAGTAAAGCGTGTTCTTCCTATGCTGTTAGGCATTTGTCCTACACCTGTACACTTGATAAATACTGCTCCAGACACAATCAAAATGATTATACAACCCTTGGGCATGTTGAATGTCCGAGAAAGGCGTCTTCGCCAAATGTCAAAAGATTACTTGACATGGGACGGAAATGATGCTACTATGTTATATGGCATTGGGAAGTACGGTAGTGACAGCTATAGACTTTTCTATAAGAATGAGATCCCCGACAACATCGGTGATCATGAATTGAAACGATATGTGGAAGAAGAACTAAATGGCAACTTATGTACTAGTTGATACAGCAAACACTTTCTTTAGAGCTCGGCATGTTGTACGTGGCGACTTAGACACTAAAGTAGGTATGGCATTACACATTACACTTGCTGGTGTAAAGAAGGCATGGAAAGACTTTGATGCAGATCATGTTGTGTTCTGCCTAGAAGGTCGTAGCTGGCGCAAGGACTATTACGAACCTTACAAGCGCAATAGGCAAGTCGCACGTGATGCGCTTACTCCTGCACAGCAAGAAGAAGATACTGTGTTTTGGGAAATCTTTGACGAGTTTAAAGACTTTGTAAGTACAAAGACTAACTGCACTGTTATGCGTCATCCGCAACTAGAAGCAGATGATTTGATTGCAGGCTGGGTACAATCACACCCTAATGACAATCATGTTATTATTAGCACTGACGGTGATTTTGCACAACTGATTGCACCTAATGTACGTCAATATAACGGTATACAAAACGTTACTATTACGCATGAAGGTTACTTTGACGACAAGGGTGCGCCTGTAGTAGATAAGAAAACTAAAGAAGCAAAGCCTGCGCCTGAGCCTGACTTTATGTTGTTTGAAAAGTGTATGCGTGGCGATACTAGTGATAATGTGTTTAGTGCTTATCCTGGTGTACGCAAGAAAGGCACAAAGAACAAAGTCGGACTTATTGAAGCATACGAAGACAAAGGCACTAAAGGCTACAATTGGAACAACATGATGCTACAACGTTGGGTAGATCATGAAGGTGTAGAACACCGTGTACTAGATGATTACAATCGTAATGTAACACTGTGTGATTTAACTGCACAACCTACAGACATTAGAGAAATAATTAATAACACTATTGCAGAAGTAGAACCTAAAGACATTACACAAGTTGGTATGCGTCTTATGAAGTTCTGTGCTAAGTGGGATATGCAACGTATTGCAGACCAGGCAGCAACTTTTGCAGAACCATTACAAGCGAGGTACCCTAAATGACATTAAAAGCAAAACCTGTACTAAAAGATAAATTTTGGATTGTAGAAAACGATGGAGAAAAAGTAGGTACAATGTCCTACAACGACGAACAACGTTACATGTTTACTAGTGCTGTTGAAACTTGTTTTTTTGACAATACTCGTCAAATGAAGAAAAGATTTGGTGTAGACATTGAATGGGGAGACGCTGTAACTAATATTGAAAATGCAGAACAGTCTTATGAAGTACACGGATTTCCGACTAGTGTTAAACCGTTTAATGCATTGTATGATATAAAGCAAAAACTTCCTTTATTTACAAAAAGTGAAAAATCAAAAAGTTTATATTGTGCAGGGTATTATATAATCCGGTTTGACAAAGGATGGGTTAAATCTTTTTGTCCAAAGTTGATTACTATTGAACGATACAAGTCTCAAGGTCCTCTAAAAAGTGAATTAGAAATGAAGCAAGCATTAAGTAAGGCAAATAATGGAACCTCTTAATACACACGAAATAGAAAAATTTATTTCGGCAGTAAAGAATGCTGAAAATAGTCATTCAAAAGAATTACGAATCGATATACAAAATGCAAAGAACTTAGCATTTACACTAGGGTTAGTAATGAGTCGCTTACATGGTGACTTAGAAAAACTAGTAGTATCGCAAGATGATAATCAAACTATTGAAATAAATTTAGATCAAGGTGGGTCTTGGGGTTAAATACTCTGTTAAAGAGATAAATATATACGTAGTTAATTAAGGAATACGTATATGAGCAGACCAAAGCCAAATGTACTATTAGAGTTTGTAGATAGTAAAACTTATCGAGCAGAACAAGTGTTAGAAGCAGAGGCTATCTGGGCTGTTTTCTATAAAGATAAGCCATTTAATTTGAAAAGCTCTAATGCAATTACAAATTATCCCGGTCCTAAATATAAGAAAACAAGTTTTTCAAATCCGGGACATGCATTTAATCTTGCAGAAAAACTTAACAAGACATTTAATACACACGAATTTGTAGTTGTAAGACTTACTGAAGGTGAGTTCGTCTTAGAAGAAGAATGAACTGGAAAGAAACATATACTAAAATATTCTTGAAAGAACTAGGCAAAGCAACTTCAGAGTTAAATGTTAAAGAATATATGCCTCTATGGTGGCAAAATAACCGTAACAAAGGTGAAGGCGGATTAAGACTTACAGATACAGGATATGAAGCCTTACAAGAAATTGAGTTGACTACGTACGATATACCCTATCCCAAAGATATGCCTCTTACAACACAAGTTATTATCTTTTTAGATCAATTTATTGATTGTCCATACTATCTTACAAACAGAAGTATTACAGTAACGAACGAAAAGAAAGCAGTCGAGCTTACTCTTTTTAGCGGCGACTTACGCAAGTATGGTTTAACAAAAGCAATGAGTAGATCAAAAAAATCTTAAAAAAAGGTTGACATTTATTCTAATGGTGCTATACTATATGTATAGTTAGAAATTAGCACTGATGACTTAGAAGGGTAATACAAATGGAAAATTCAGCACTACGTACAGTTACGCCTAACAAGGCTAAAAATTCAATTCAACGAGCTTTTGCAAAAAAGCGTCCAATCTTCCTGTGGGGACCTCCAGGTATTGGTAAATCAGATATTATTCACCAAATTGGTGACTATATGGATGCTCATGTTATTGACATTCGTTTGTCGCTGTGGGAGCCTACAGATATTAAAGGTATTCCGTACTACAGCGCAAACGATAATGCAATGGTATGGGCTGCTCCGTCAGAGCTTCCTACACAAGAGTTTGCGGCAAAGTACAAAAACGTTATTTTGTTCTTAGACGAAATGAACTCAGCGGCACCAGCAGTGCAGGCAGCAGCTTATCAACTTATCCTTAACCGCAAGGTAGGACAATACGTACTGCCAGACAATGTCCTTATTGTTGCGGCAGGCAACCGAGAAGCAGACAAAGGTGTTACATATCGTATGCCTGCTCCGTTAGCTAATCGCTTTGTACACTTGGAAATGGCAGTCGACTTTAATGACTGGTTCCAGTGGGCAGTAGCAAATAATATTCATAGAGATGTTGTTGGTTACTTGACGTTTGCTAAAAAAGACTTGTATGATTTTGATCCAAAGTCACCGAGTCGTTCATTTGCAACGCCTCGTTCGTGGTCATTTGTTTCAGACTTACTTGATGACGATTTGGGTGATGAAGAAACAACAACAGATCTTGTATCAGGTTCAGTTGGTGAAGGGTTGGCTGTCAAGTTTATGGCACACCGCAAGGTAGCGTCAAAGATGCCTAATCCAACTGATATCTTAGCAGGGAAGGTTAAAGAGTTACAGAACAAAGAAATCAGTGCTATGTATTCCCTTACTGTTTCTCTTTGCTACGAGTTGAAAGAATCATCAGACAAGAATGATAAAAAGTTTGATGACAAAGTCAACAACTTCCTGCGCTTTGCAATGGACAATTTTGATACCGAGTTAGTTGTTATGGGCATTAAGCTCGCACTTACTCAGTATGCATTGCCCATTGATCCAGACGAAGTAGAATGCTTTGATGAATTCCACGATCGTTATGGAAAATACATTAAAGCCGCACAAGGCGTTTAATGATACAAAGAGTGGGTTCTTTCGGACCCACTCTTTTTTCGGTTGACAAACTTTGTAAATAATGTATAATATACATATAAGTTGAAATAAAGGACATAGCACAATGAGCGATATGAGCAAAACAAACTGGACACCTGATCCAGATATTACTATCGAAGCACTTGAAGAAATGCGTGTAGATGTGCTTGATCGTATTATTGTTGCACGAGTAGGGTTGCTACTACGTCACCCTTTCTTTGGTAACATGGCCACACGTTTGCGCATTATGTCAGCAGACGATTGGTGTCCTACAGCAGCCGTAGATGGTAAGAATCTTTACTTTAACACTCAGTTTTTTAACGCAATGTCAAACAAAGAAATTGAGTTTGTTATTGCACATGAGATTCTTCATTGTGTATTTGATCACCTAGGACGTAGAGACGACAGAGATCCTACACTTTATAACATTGCCGCAGATTATATTGTAAACAATCTACTAGTACGTGACCGTATTGGTGAAATTCCTAAACTAGTTAAATGCTTCCAAGACTTCAAATATACCGACTGGACTTCAGAAGAAGTATATGATGATTTGTTTGAAAAGTATGACGAAGAAGAACTTAAACAAATAGGCGAGTTACTAGACGAGCACCTTGATTGGGGTGAAGACGATGACGGCAACGAAGGCGGCAGTGAAGGTGAAGAAGGTGAAGACAGCAACGGTAATGCTACTAGTAAGAAACGCCCTAGCTATTCTAAAGATGACTTACGTAAGATTCGAGACGAAGTAAAAGAAAATATGCTAAGTGCCGCACAGAGTGCAGGTGCAGGTAATGTTCCATCTGGTGTACAGCGTATGATCAAAGAACTTACAGAGCCTAAGATGAACTGGCGTGAGCTTATTCGAATGCAAATTCAAAGCACAATTCGTAATGACTTTACTTTTCAACGCCCGTCACGCAAAGCATGGCACACCGGTGCTGTATTGCCTGGAATGAACTATGATGAAACAATTGATATTTGTATTGCACTAGACATGAGTGGATCAATTGGCAATGCACAAGCTGAAGACTTTTTAGGCGAGATCAAAGGCATCATGGAAGAATTTAAAGACTACAATATTAAATTATGGTGCTTTGATACTAAAGTGTATAACGAACAAGACTTTAGTGCAGACAGCGGTGAAGACTTGCTAGACTATGAGATCATGGGTGGCGGCGGAACTGACTTTATGGCGAACTGGCACTATATGAAAGAAAACGATATTCAGCCTAAGAAGTTTATTATGTTTACAGATGGGTATGCTTGGGATAGCTGGGGTGAAGAAGACTACTGTGATACAATCTTTCTTATTCATTCGCATCATGATAAAAATGTACAGGCGCCATTTGGTATAACAGCACACTACGACGAACATGTTGCATAAGAAAGAACCTAATCCATTAAATGTTTTCGATGTGAGGCAAGTTAGAGCTGCGCCCCCTCACTTTGATTATATTAATTTACCTACAAAATATAATCTAGAACAGAGTCTTACTAAGTGGATTAACAAAAACTGCAAACACAGATTTTATTTAAGCCGAAATGTAGTACTCGATACTGAAAGAAAAGTAATAAATGTCATTACAGTAGGGTTTGAAGAAAATAAAGATATGAGTTATTTCATGTTGGCGTGTCCACATTTGAAATATAATTAAATAAAGTACGCATATATAATACATAAGGAGTAAATTATGAGCGAAGAAAAACAAGTTTCTGAATCTGCGGTTGCAGATAGTACACCAGAAATGCCGGCACAATCCGGACCTGATCTAACTGTACAAGATCTACAAAATCTTAAATCAATCATTGATGTTGCTAGTCAACGTGGTGCATTCAAACCAAATGAAATGATGACCGTTGGTCAAACTTATTCTAAACTAGAAGTGTTCTTAGAAGCAGTATCTAAAGCACAACCCCAACAAGGAGCATAAAATGGCACTTAAACATGTAGGCAGAGTTGCCGCAAACAGAAGAAAAGTAGTAGTAGCATATAGAGTAGTTCCAGACGAACCAGAGAACTGTGTAGTTGTAACAACTGAAAATCTTTCAGCAGACGAACATGATGCACTAATGAAGTCTGTAGAATCAGCTGCTGGACAAGAAGCAGAAGAATTTGCTGTCGCAATGGGTCGTTCATACTTACCCGATGGACGTAACATGCTTGCCGGTTTCCATACTACAGGAAAGATGCGCAAAGTACCGTCAGCAGACATTGAAATGACACCAAACGGTAACACTACAATTAATCTTGCAGAGCTTAACAAGATG